GCAAGAATTAAACTTTGTCGTTTGTAGAGGTGCGATTGCTACGTCAAAGTGTTTGTAGACTTCACCGTAAGCGTTTGCGCTAGTGCCTCGAACGACGTGAAACCAATCGCCTTTGAACATTGAGCAGATTGAATCCCATATGTCGCTAGGTGTGTAACCGCACAAGTAGAAGTCAATCAAGCCTTCGTTGCCTAGACGAGTGATGTCATCGACGATGAGTTTTAAGTCTTCGTGATGTGTGATGCCACCGACCCAACCTACTTTGAATTTCTCGTTGTCTAGACGTGAGTGTCGCCATTGCTCGTGTTCGTAGTCTAAGCAGTTAGGCAATACGATTGCATTCTTGTTGTATTGCTTTACTTGCTCAAGTAGTTGATTCGTTGTGCAAGTGACACCGTCTGCGTAGTGTAGAGCGTCTTTGATTGCGTTCTTGATTCCTTGACGATACGCCCAATAAGCGGGATTGAATTTAGGCAATACCCAATAGTCGTCAACGTCTACGATGTATGGTGTTTTTGCTTGAGCAATTTTCTTTAAGATGTCGTAGTGATGTTTGCCAAGCCAACGATTGAAGACAACAAGGTCGTAGTTCTTGAAGTCGACAAGATTCATCATTGTCTCGCTATCTTGAGCGATGTCGATAGTCGCGTAGTTGTCGAGTTGAAGACGCATCAACGGCGTGTATACTCTGTGGTATACAACGCCATTCATTCCGTCTGCTAGTGCAAGTATTCTCATTCGTTTGGTGGTATAGGTATGGGCATCCAATAGCGTACGTGAATTAAACGATTCGTGTATTCGTCAATCCACATATCGTCCATATAACGAGCGAGAGTGACTTCGTCTGTTTGATTGATGACGAGTTTCAAGTCTTCGTCGTGCGGTGGTAGTACATCGCTACCTCTCCAACTTTTTTTCATTAGAACGGTAATTCTTCAGTTTTCTTTGGTTGTGGTACACTCACAGCGTGAGTCGCTCTTGATTTCTCGTGAGGTGCTTTCATCTTCTTGCAGTTGATTCGTACGTCACCGTATTGATTGACGATTAGTTCACCGCTTTCGATAGCGTCATTCAGTTTCTTGATGTTGATTGAGAGATTGATTCCGTACTCGTTCTCCCATCCATTGCCGATGTAAGTTGTCATTTAGTCTAGTTTAAGTGTGATTTTGATTGGTTCTTCTGTTTTGATTGTCGTCTCTACTTCTTCTTTTGGTTTACCGTGGACTCTAGTAAGCAAAGTCTCAAGCGAGAAGAGAGAGTTCTTGTCGTGTGATTTGAGCAACGCACCTGCTACGATGCGCTCTAGAATAGTATAGTCGTTACCCTTGTCAATCTCTGTGAGTTCTTCTCGTGACATCGCGACCATATTCATCAACGTTTGATTGATGTCGTCTTTTGAATAGCCTAGTCCTTTTAGTTGGGTGACTAGTTTCTTTGGTCTTCCGTTCGGGTTTGCATTGTTTCCCGGCTTGAATGGTTTTAGGTTTTGTGGATTTGGCATAGTTTACACGTTTTACTCACGATTCTGACACTTGCTCAAAGCGATTCGATGCTTCTCTTTGAGAAAGTCTTTATATTGTTTTTGGTCTCCGAATTTCGTGTGACATTCTCGACACAACGCTTGAAGATTTGTGATGACATCTTTGATTGATGAGCCACCCATTCCACGTGCTTCGATGTGGTGTATGTCAACGGCTGTGCGTTCACAAACTTCGCAAGGTATGAAGTCGCTTATGTCGTAGCCAAAGTGATTAAAGTATGTCATAACGTGTTTCTTCATCTCATTTCAAGATTGTCTTCGTTTAAGATGCGATGTAGTTCGTCTCTTGCTTCTTGAAACGCGTTGATTGCTTCTGTGTGAGCGTCATCACTAGCATACTTGACTTTTGCTCTGAGATATTGGTCGAGTTGCCACATAGCGTGTGACCACTTCCAACCATTGATAGCGTCTTCAAATTGCTCTTGTTCTTGTGTCAAGTCAAACTCAAGTGTTGCTTTCATACATTTTCTTTGCGTAAGAGAATCCTGCGTTATATGCTTCTTGAAGATGTATCTTCTCGTCGACTAGTAGTCGCTCTTGCTCTGCTGTGTGAGGCATTGCTTGTGGGTACATTGCTCGAAGATAATCAAATAGTTTTTCTATCGGTGTTTGCATTGTCTACTTTGTTTATTGTTGCTCATTGTTCTTCTTTCTCCTACGCTTTGGTTGCTCGTCGTCTGCGATAGTCGCTCTCTCTATTGCTTGTTGTTTCTCTCTCCATTCTGCTTGTTCTTTGATTGAGTTTAGTTTCTGCTGACAGAAAATCAATAGCGAGAAGTAACTCTCTACAAAGCAAGTTGAGCAAGACGGCATCGAACGACCATACAAAGATTGATAGACGCTTCTCAAACGATGCGCTTCTTCAGGATTTAATGACAAGACTTGTGTCTTTTTGTACGTGTTGTATTTTGGTTCAAGTGATACAACAAACTCGATGTCTTCAAAGTTCATATTTTTGTCTCTAGTAGTGCTACAATGATAGTCGAAATTGACGCATAAAGAACGCCTGTCAATCCGTAGTGATAAGTAAAATAACCTAAGCCAATCCAAAACGACATACAAAATGCGCAGTCAAAAGGCTTTAATCGTCGCCAATTAAAAGGGTTCGGACCATACAAAACGGTCTTGATAATGTCAGCAGGTTTGCCAAAGTTTACGAGTATGATGCTAAATGAAGCGATACCCAAGATTTCTAGATGTGTCATAAGTAATTTTCTTTGATGTAAAGTTGTGCTAGTATTTGTGACTTTGTAGAGTGAGCGTTGAGTTCTGTCTCGTAGCCGTCGACAAACGCTTTCTTCAAGAGTTCTTCTTCTTGTTCGATGAGTCCTTCAAATTGCTTATGAAGTCTTTTGACTTCTTCTGCTCTAAAAGTGTCACCTGCTTCTTCGTGTAGTTTCGCGAGATTTGTCATAAATCTATCGACGAATTTCATTGGGGTTTGTTTTTTCATATTGTTCTTGTACTAGTTGTTTCATAAGTTTTACGACGCGAAGTATTTCACGTACGCTGATTCCTGTCTTGCGATGTAGTGAACGCGCTGAATTGCCATCAAGCCACATCTTAAAGAGTTCACGCTCGTACCAATGAGAACTCTCAATGATGAAGTCGTACGCTCGTATCTTGCTTCTCTCTTGCTCATAGTCTTCTTCTTGTACTAGATGGTCTTTGTCGTCACTTGATAGATTACACTCATACACGTCAACGCTGTCGTAGATACGATTTTGTTGAAATGGGTGACGATTGCCATTGATTGCTGTGTGTAGTACTTTGATTGCCCACCATTGTAAGTAGCCGTCGTTGTGTAGTTTCTCAACATATGCGTCATCTTTTTCGAGTAGTAGTAGAAAAAAGTATTGATAGAGTTCTCTTGCTAGTTCTTTGTTCTTTGAGATGCGAAGACAAGTATCGAAGACCCACTTTTGAGTTGTTAGATTTTCGATGATTTGCGACTTGTTCAACACTACAAAAATAGAAAGATTATTTGTAATTACAAATTATTTTTTCTCAATCGTTACAAAATAGCCGTCTTTCTCATATCGCTTCTTCGTGCGCAACACATCGCTCTCTTCTTTCAAGATGTGTATCGACGATTGTAGACTCTTCGTTGCAATAAGAATCCAATAGTCCGTGAGCCTGTTGATAGGTCTTGGCGAAGTTTCTGTCATATTCAATCAAGTCTTGTGTTTGTCGTACGCTGTGAATGATAGTAGAATGGTCACGATTAATGATTCTACCTATCGACTCAAGTGACATTCTCAATGTACGTCTACAAATGTAGTTAAAAGTATGTCGAGCGTAGAGTATGTGTTGCGTTCTGTTCTTTGAGTATATGTCGTCAGGTGTGATGTTGTAGATTTGACAAACTGCTCTCATAACGTCTGCCCATTTTGCGCTTGTTTGTGTGATGTCAATCTTAGGTCGTAAGATTTCTCGTCTCAAATCGTTTATCAATTTCTCGTATTGATTCTTCTGTTCAATTATCAAAAGTCTAAGACGACGATTCTCTTGCTTTGAATTGTGTAAATCTTGATATTGATTCATATTTTTTTGTATTTCGCGTCTAAAATCATAGGCGTTGTGTAAATCCATTTTACTCTGTGGTGCAGTCTGTTTGTAGTAAAGCCCATCATAGATACTTGTATCGAAGATGGATGATACAGAACGCTGTGAAACGATTTGACGTACGTGCCTGAGCCTAGATAAGCATCTGTCATACCACCTTTTTGACTCTGTGTAGCGGCTTGTTCTAAGCCAATGAATGGCAAAGTCAGAAACAAATGACCGCGACTGCCTAGCGTTGTATACGTGTTGACATCTTCATTGATTGAGCCAAAGAATTGAAAGTGTCTATCGACTGAACAGATAAAACTATTCATACACTTTCTCGCATTGTGTTTGTAATTGCTTATCATTCCACAACCCTCGCCACCGATGAAGTCGCCACCTTGTGCAAACGCGATGCTTGTACAATTAGTTGACTTGAAAAAGTCAAGATACATCTCAAAATATCTATCTAGATTTTTTGCGTAACCGCTTGTCATATACTTGCCATCAATAAAGCGATAGCGAAATGAAGTGTAGTCGTCGTCGAGTTGTATGAAGTATTGTAGTGACAATTCTTTTGCGATGTAGAAACAAGCGTTTCTCGCGTGAATTATGACTTTGCGATTGTCAAAGTTGTTGCCTTCATCGATGCTGTCAGCCATTGCTTTCTTGTCGAATACTTTCACCATATTCTCACCGTACTTGCGTAAGTATGTATCAAGTGTTTTGTCTTCGTTGTCAACTATTAAATAGACAGCGCCTGTGTAGCCACACTTTTTGAGCGTCTGTAACGTCTTGACATTGTCAGGTCTACCGTGAGTCAATATGAATACTGCAAAATTATTGTCCATATTCTTCTAGATATTGAGTTTTGATGTCGTCACAAAGTTTGACATAGCCGTATTGAATTGCTTTCTCGAAGTCTATTATGACAAGAGCAGAGCGTTCCATCAAGTGTTGCATCTCTTTACTAGAGTGCGCGTAGTAGTCAGCAATTTTCTCATAGTTGAAAACAAGATGTCTCATCGTTGCATCAATCAAGAACGCTTTCTCATCTGCGTCTAGTGATGAAGATTCAATCTCTCTAATAAGTCGCTGAGTTTTTGACTTGTCACAAAGTTCTAAAATGTGAGGTTTTCTGTTTTTAGCTTCGTACACAGGTGCTTCAATTTTACTCGTGTACTTCTGTTCGTCTTGATTAGGTGCAAACTCAGCACCAAAAAGGTTGATTTGTTTCATATGCGTTCTTTGTATTCTGTTAGTTTGCCTTCAAATGTAGTAGGTATTGTGCAACACTCACCGTTTCGATTCTTTGCGATAATTAGTTCGGCTTCTTCTACGTCGGGTTTTTCTGTGTCGTAGTAAGCAGGTCTAAAAGGAAACATCACAATGTCTGCGTCTTGCTCTATCGCACCTGACTCTCTCAAGTCTGACAACATAGGTCGTTTGTCTTGTCTCTCTTCGCTCTTACGTGACAACTGCGCAAGTACGATGACCGTGATTTTCAATTCTTTTGCTAGTAGTTTCAAACCGCGTGAGATTTCTGCTATCTCTTGCTCACGATTTGCTTTTGTGCCTTTGATTAATTGTATGTAGTCGATGACAAGTAAGTCAAGACCTTTGCGCGACTTGTGCAACTTCGCCTTTGCTTTGATTTGTGCGATAGAAGTATCAACGTCATCGTCTATGTAAAACTCGATAGTTTGATTGTTTGCTGTGTTGATGACTTTGTCTATCTCGATTTGTTCTAGACGACCATTGCGTATCTTCCAATTCTCGATGTTGCCTATCAATGACAAGTATCGCTTTGCAAGTTGCTCGTTTGACATCTCAAGCGACAAGAAGAGTGCTTTGTGATTGTACTTTGCAAAGTCTTTTGTGAGCGTGAGAGCGATTGCAGTCTTGCCCATTCCGGGACGACCTGCTACGACAATCAAGTCGCCTTCGTTGTAACCACCTATGTACTTGTCTAGATAGCGCCATCCTGTTTGTTTGCCTGTGAGCGCACCACCTTTGAGACTATTCTCTACTATTTGGTCAACGACTTTGTTTGTGACTTTGACTATTGAGTCAGGCTCTTTGTGTGTCGAGAAAGTAGTCTCATCAAGAATCGACTGCAAGTCTTTTACCATCTCATCAAGTTCTTTTGATAAATTCAAATGTGACAATCTATCGACGAGCGTTCGTTTGATGTAGTTATATTCTAGAGTTTGAAGATGTGTTTTGATGTTTGTCAAACCACTTGCTTCTTGTTGTATCTTGATAATCTCAATAACTTCTTTTTTCGTGAAATGCTTTGATAGGGTCACCAAGTCAACAGGTTGATTGTCGTAGTACAAGTGTGTCATCGCATCGACGATACGACGTGAGAAGTCTTCTGTGAACCAATTCTTGTTGATTTGTGGTAAGAAGTGTCTTGCGTCATTGTAGAACAGCAAGTTTGATAGTATCATTTGTTCTAGATTCATAGTGTTGCAAGTTTATGTTGATTTGTTGATACTTTCAAATTGTTTTGTTTCCAAGTGCGAACTGCTGACTTCCAATCTTTCATCTTGTTTTTGCCTATCATCCAACCTTTCGACTCGTAGAAATCAAAGAACTTGTTTGATACGTCATTCATTCCTATTGAATCCATATATTGACTCAACTCGTCTAGAGTTGGTTTGACAAAGCGTTTACTCTTTGTATTATTTACATCTTCATTTTCATTTTCATTTTCCATATGTTCTTCATATGATTTACATATGTTATTCATATCTTCTTTCTTCTTACGATTGTTTGCTCTTGGTTCACTATACTTCTTTCTCTTCTCGAACTCGTCTCTCAT